AAACAGCCAAGACGACCTTGAAGTAATCAAGGGTTTCATGCTCACATGTGGGCAAACCGTCGCCCCCGAAGTCACCGAAGCGTGGTGGCGCGGGCTCCGGGGTGTCGACCGTTGGGAAGGCGGTGTTTTCATCACCCAGGGCAAACTGTCCCTGTCAGTGAACGTGCTATATGATTTTCCGTGGGGTTCCACTGATGTGAACGTCCACCCGGCTGTGATCGAAGCCACACTACGGGAAGAAAACCCCAGCGAAATTGTTGTGCTAGGATCAATCCTACTGAATGACCAGCGCGACATGGACACGATCGAATGGCTGTTCGATGGTTTGGACTGGAACCCCCGGTCACAAATCCGCTTCATTCGCAAGCAGGCACGCAACGCACGCATCGACTATGTGTGCGAAACCCTCAATTTGTGGCAGTTGGACGCCCGCTGGGAAGATAAAACGTTGGGGGAAAAAGCGCGCAAGCATTACCGCCGCGCATACCTGGCCAAAAAAGGGGAGCTCACGGAGCTGCTGGAAAATGATGTGATGTAAAACACGGCGTGGGGGTTTGACGCCGGGGCAAGCCACACTGTATAATAGGGGCATAGGGTAAAACAGAAAAGGCCAACCAAAAGGGTTGGTGCCCTAAGGTTCAAGGAGGACCACCATGCAAGCACAGTACCAAAATCAGGCACCTGCCACTATCGAAAGCCTGATCCGTAAAGTTTTTGAGGGCGAAGACTTCTACAGCTTCGAAGTCATGTACGAAGACTCCTCCGCGGTTGATGTTTCCGGCTATGGGGTGCTTGATAAAGAAATTGATAAAGGCCTGAATGCCCATGTGGCGTTCGAGACCGGGCTTGACTACACCGATGGTCCCGATGGCTTGACCGGCCGTTTCGCCCTCGGCATTGAGGGGCCACGCTTCGCCTATGTGCACTACGAGTGGTTTGTGTCCACGAAGCCGGGCGATGAGGAAATGCAAGATTTGCTGCGCTTGTTCCCGAAGGCTGAGGAATGCCTGAAAATCGCTGCAGCCCAGGTTCATAGCGCTATCCTGGAATACCCCGAGGATTACACCGATGCGGAGGTGGCCCATGCGAAAGTGATGCTGGAAGCCCTCGACCCTGACGGCACACTCGACTACTAAAAATGATTTTCGGAACGGGGGTGGCCACTGGTTGCCCCCGAACCGGAAAAGTAAGGATAACACTATGGTTACAATCCCAGAAATTGAGCAGCGCCTAGCTGATTATGTGATCCGTGACCCACGGCAGTTCATGCCTTCGGATTATGATTTGCGTGGGGTTGCAGAAATGATTGCCGACACGAGCCTTGAAAGCGGTGACCGACATGATCTGGCTTGGGTGAAAGCGGTGAAACCCCTGCTCCGGTCACGTTTTGCCAAGATCAACATTTTTGATTTGGATTGGGAGTTTGTTCAGCACGGCGATGATATCATGCTGGTTGCGGTTTTCCACAGCCTGTGGGGGGATCAGGATATTGTGGTTGACCGGTGGGGTGATATCCACACCCGTATCGGTAAAGATTTTCGCCCTAGTCGCCTGATGTGGTCTGAGGAGTTCCATTCCCATGGTGACCATTTTGATGAGATTTTGGTCACATCGTGGCGCACCATGGTTGATCGTTTGCGTGACCGGCTGGAAGAATACATTAAGAATAATATTGGTGGAGGTGCATAAAATGCTGAATGTTGAAGAGTGGTTCCCGCTACCGGAAAAATGGTTTGATGATCCTGATGATTTGGTGGAGGAACAAATCCGCCCTATTATTGGTGATGATGTGAAGTACATTTCCAAAAATGCTTTGAACACGCATTTGGGGGCCAAGGAGGTTGTTGGTGATGGTGTTTATGCAGGCCTGAAGGAGGGCGTGCGTGTCGATCATCGTAAGTTTTTACAGATGCTTGACGCTTGCGATATCCGTAATCTGCGCTTGCCTATCAATGATGATGTTGATATCCATGAATACAATCGAACATTTTATGCGAATAATGAAAATGTTTATGATGCGCTGGCGACTGGTTACTACGAGTTGGAATGGTCCGACGGGTCGACGGTGTGGGTGGATATGAGCTATGACACAGGAACTGGCGAAGCGCGGTTCTTTCTCTTTGGTGACCAGTTTGCGCCGGGTGATAGCCGGGTGCATGATGTGCGGTTGGATACCGCCCGCCATGGCAGTCATGTGGTTTTGTTGGATAAGATTTTCCCAGGTTGGCGTGAACAAATGTTCGATCCGTTTGTTGAGGGTTGGGAGAAGCAGATTGCGGATTGGCGTGCTGAAGACAAAGCCGAGGAAGGGGAAGAAGTTTAACGATTAGCCCCCGTTCGGGGGTGGGGTTTGGGGCCAGGGCAGGCAACACTATACGGGGGAAACATTTTTCAGGAGGTAAGAATCGTGACGATCGTCACAGTTAATTTCCCGGACCGGGGGCTTTTGGGCATTCATGGTGTCCCCGCGCCATGCGGCGATGTGTGTTTCATCGGCGGTAAAGTTCCGCACGGCGCTAAGCTCGATGCGGCCTACACGGTGACCGTGAAGCATGATGATAATTCGTATCACATGCGCTGCCATTTTGGTGTGGAGTATCTTGCTAATCGGCGCAGGTTGGTGTATTATTTTCAGAATGAAGGCTTACCCCCAGCTGAGCTTGTCGATCTGGAGGGCGACTCTGATGGTGTTGCTGCCTCCATAGCGCTGTTGGGTGCAAAATGCTTACAGTTTGCGGAGGTCACATTGGATTCTTGCGAAGGCTCCGGGTGGGAGAAGGTCAGCGAAAGGGCATATCGGCTTCGCTTGAATCCCCAGGAAAAGTTTGGGCCCCTATTTGTGCACATCATCCTATCTGGCATGGGGAGATTATCGAGCGTGAAGTTGTACGAGGCCATCACCAGCAGTGATAATGATTACCGCATTTTAGGCTCGGACCGATACGATCCTTTTCTCACCGCGGTGTTGGGTGGGGATTATTGGAATGAGCTGGCCAAGCTTGTTTCCTTAGGTGTTTTTAAGGAGGGTGAAAATGATTAGCGTCTCTGAGATTGTTGCACTGGTTTGCGGAATGATTGTTACTGTCGTGTTTCTTTGGGGTAGTCGCAGGTGACCTATGCTACTCCATGATAAGATTGTTTGGTACGATAAAGTTTTACGGCACCACGGTGCCCGCATGCTTTCCGGTTTCTATAGCCGTGATGGTTGGGCACATGTGCTACGGGTGTATGGTGTGGATAATGAGCTACTGAAACTCTTAACAAAGCCTAAGTCCATGACGGTTGAAGAGAATAAAATGATTCTCAATAGCATGGTGTATGCAGCGAGGGAGCTTGAAAGGTTTCACATGTTGCACATGTCGGACGGCTACAGTCTGCGGTGGTACGCCAAGCAGTTCAGCGTTTATGGAAAGCCTTTCAAAGACGGTTTAGGGAGGGATTGTGAAGTATTCGTTATTGAGTCACGAAAGCCGGGCGGCTTGGTTAAAGCTAAGAAAATCGTACTTGACCGCCAGTGAAATAGGCAAGCTCGGCCCCAAAGCCGTCAAGGCCATGGTGAACCTTGGTGAGGAAAAATGGGGCGACACACCCCCCTTCCGGGGGAACGAATACACGGAATGGGGCAACATTCGTGAACCGGTTATCGTTGGGAAACTTTTGGAAGCGTGGATTCCGGTTGAACATAACACAAACCTTTTAGTATCCACAACCCACCCGCTGTTTGCCGCCACCCCCGACGGCCTAATCCCCGACAAAAATGCTACGGTGCAGATCAAAACCGCTGGTACGAAGCGTTTCTTTGGCGATGTGGGGCACATGCCGAAAAACTATATGCGTCAGTGCCAATGGGAAATGCTTATCACCGATGCGGAAAAGTGTTTGTTCGTGGTGGAAGAAAGGCTGGAGTCGTTCGATGGTTTCTACCCCGGTAGGATCACCACCATGACCGTGCCCCGCGATGATAAGCTTATCGACAGCCTGGTGAAAACGGGCATGCGGTTTGTGAATCTGGTTTTGGACGGCACCATCAGCCATCCCCAGAGTGAGGCGTTTAGGAGGTTCAAAGCGGAAGCTGAGTTTTTCTATAAGTGAGGCATGAAAAATAGCCCCCGGTGTTAAAAGCCGGGGGTGTTTTCATGTGCACCATTAACGTCACTGTTATGCTATTGGTCGGCGTCAAGGGTGCTGTTGATTTGGCGAAGCTGCTTGACCTGCACATTTATAAGCTCATCGTCGGGTATATCATTTGCCCTGTGTATGCTAAGCAGTCTATCTATCACGCTTATAGCCCGCTCCAAGGCCCTATGCAAGCGTGACGCTATATCCTCGATAGCGTGGCGCCTGTCGCGTTCCTCATCAATGCGTTTCTCCAATATGTTCACTTGGTCTGATAGGCTGGTGATGCGTTGGTCCATGCGTTCTATTTCGCTTTTTCTAAGGTTCTGGTTATCGGTTTTAGCTTTCATCCATGCTGCTATCAGTGCGGTTACTGCGGTGGCTAGGGCTGCGCTTAACGCCGTTAATTCGGCTATCATATGTTCTACCTTTCGGGTATTATGAAAAGCCCCAACCCATATAGGCTGGGGCAATCATCACTGCTCAAATACTACTTTTCCGGGGCCTCAATCACTGCGGGGGCAATGACACGATTATGGGACTTGCCAGCCTCGGTGTCGTCAATGATGTTGAACAGCTCATCATTGATTTTGTCCACCACACTATCAGTGACACCGTTAGGGGTGCGAGACACACCCAACACTGTGAGAACACTAAGAATGATCGGGACAATCTGCTCAGTGTAAGCGGGCAGATTAGTGTGGTGCGCAAACACGCCGGTCAACACCACCGCCACAATCAGCAGTGCGCTACCGAAAGCCGCGGTCACGGTGTTGGCCTTGCGCTTGCTGAGAGACTGCTTAGCAGCAATATTCCGCAGAGCCTGGTTGAGAACATCTGCGGTTTGATTATTGAAAGCCATAAGCTTTCCCCTTCCTTTACCGAATCCGGTTGATAAGATTTTGCAGAAGATCATTCTGCTTTTCTGTGAGCTCGATAAGCTTATCCAGCTTATCCCCATTACGCTGGGCAGCATCCATGCCCATGTAGGCGTGCGCGTTAGTGTTGATGATGAAGTCACGCAAGGTGCCTTCCCAATCGCTACCAGGCACCCGCGATTTAAAGCGTGCGTCTAAAACACCCATAAGCTCCCCTTTCCCAAAAGGTGGGTTATCAATATATTTCTGAACATTCGCACGGAACTCGTCCATGTCCATCATGTGGCCTGGGACACCATCGCCCGCGCCGGGGTCCCACTTGCCCTGTGCATAATATGAGTACTCCCAATGGGCTATGCACCGGCTGGAATCCAAACCCAAATACCACAGCAGGGCGGCCACGATGCGGTGGTAGGTGTCCAACATGTTATCAGGCCACGGTGAAATCCCATCAGACTGGGGTTCAATACCAATCATATATGGGTTCGCGTTATCGGTTGGCAACCCGGGGTATGATCCGCGCCCCAGGTGCCAGGCCACACCAGCCCCACAAATCGTGGCAGTGTAGGGGGGTGTGCGGCTTAAATGAATCTGAGAAGAAAGTCCATTCTCCAAGCCGGGGTTACGTGCAATATATTCCGCCGACGTGTTATTAGCACCCGTGTGGTGCACCGCCACACCCCAAATCTTCGTGAAGTCACCCATGCCCCACTCACGCCAACCATCAAGTTCTTGCACGTCAACGCCGAAAGCGCGCAACACGTCAGGCATGAACAACGGGTCACCGTAGTGGTTTGGGTTTGGTTGTATCGGCATAATATCAGTGCTAACGTCTTCCTCGGTGTCTGGCATTTCTTCGGTCATGGGTTGCGTCAGTTGCGTGTGCGGGGTACCGGTAGCGTTGGTTTGCCCCCACTCGTGCCATAGGATTTCGTTAACATCACACTGCACACCACCCACAGTCACGGTCCCAATTTTTTGGAACAGCACGGCTTCGGGTGCTAGCTCGCCCCCACTCCATGCCGCGGTCTGCCAAGCCAGGAAGTGACCTTCGCCACAGTCTGCGATCACGCCGTCCTCAACGGCCCACGATATTACACGCGAATGCCCATATATTCCGGTGCGTGCAACCCCGAGGATATCGTTCACCCCGCGGAAGTATTCAACCCCAAAATCGTTCCATTCATTGAGAGAAATATTATAATCCACAGCGAAGAAACACGGGGCGTCACCCCGCCCCAGGCTTTGCAAATGCTGCAAAACAGCGGTAGCATCCGACACCCCACCCGCGTAGCCGCGCTTAATATCGGAATCGTGTTCTTTCCCGTACTGATATACGAAAGCTATTGAAAGGCCGTTGCGGTAGAAGTCGTCAAGCTCGTTTTTACCAATCGGCTTGCCCCGCATCCACGCTTCCCGTGGTTGGGATACGTACCGCACCGCACCCACATGACCAGCGTTTTTAACATCGGCGGCGCTTGGAACACCAGCCGAATAGTCAATAATTGTTGACAATCACATCACCCCTAATCAGTCATCTGTTGCCTTGAAAAATAGGTAGCACTTACCATTCTTAATATTGTGGGGGTCGCCAGTCCACCCGGTGGCGAAGCATGTCCAAAACTCGTCGGACCGTAGCGAAAGCCCCCGGTCGGTGTAGGTTTCCCCCGTGTCAGCATCCTGTAGCACCACTATCATCCTGCCCCCTGGGTGCTTTTTCTTAGCTTTGCAATCCACAGTGAGTGTCGGCTGGTCATCAATTTTGCCGTTGGGGTCGATAACCACCTCATATTTTGTATCCATTGACCCCATATTGGGGTGCTTGAATTCAAAATCGTACACCAGGTCAACCCCAAATTTTGATTTCATGTACGCTTCCAGGGCGGTGAGGTTAGCCCCTGCGCGTTTCCGCTCATCGACGATGCGTAGCCACGTGTCGGATTGGTGTTTCAGCAGCTTTTCGTTGCGGTTAAGAATGTCCTTAGAAATTTTGATTTTCCGCACCACGCCGGTGGGGGTTGCTACGAACTCTACCCTGGACACTTTTGCCTCACGAAACATTCCAGGCCCCACCATCACATCAACCACATCACCAGGGATAACATCAACGCCAGGGTTTGTGTTGCCAACCTCCAGGCCCTCAATATCCCGGCTGAAAGTAGTGGTCATCTCATTAGCCTTCTCCGCCCCATCAATCACCTGCGCAATATCCGTCACCCCGGCCGGAATATTAATACTAATATCCGACTTAAGAAAAGCCTGAATAAACAAGCCGTTACCCAAATCATTCTTAAGCGCATACACGTAGACAGAGCGTTTCCGCTGGTCCTCCGACAATGAAGCACCATCCGGGTAGGTTACCGACCATGCCCCATACAGGCGTGTGGCCGTGGGGTAGGTGACAACAAACTCCATACTATTAGGTGTAACAATTTTATTAACCTTAGGCATTTTCAGCTTCCTCCCCCTGTGAAACAAAAATGTATGGCACTGGGAAAACTGTTCCCACCTGTGTCCTGCCCCACACGCTAGCGTCCAGTGTTTCACACGGGTACGCTACCCTTAGAAACAGGTTAATGTTAGCAAACTCCAGGGCGTCTTTGATAGTGTTAGCCATTGTATCCTCCGCCAGGGTGATGGTGATCTCGGGTGAGTCCAACCCGGTTTCCACCCTACGGCAAAGGAATGGTGGCCCGGTGTACCCCTCGGTCCGGTAGATGAGAGAAGCGTTTTCTCCGATCAGTTTAGCGATCGTCTCATCGGCCTTACCTATCACGGTGAACCCATCAACCTGGTTGCCAACCCTGAAAAGTTTCAGAGTGTACTCACGGGGGGATTTCAGTGTGTGAATGTTGTCTTTAATCTTTTCATTCTTCGTTTCTGACCAGGCTTTACGGTCTGAAATGGCGGGCATTTCACCCAGCACATCCAGGTATTCCAAAGCCTCAATTGTGATTGACTCGAACCGGTTGTTTCTGGTAGTGAACTTCGCCATTTTGATCTTGCCGAACCAGCGCGCATCCCCCGCATCAATAAGCAGCATCTTTAAATCATCGTGCATTAGCGCACCCAAAATTTGGATATCATGCTCGCTACCCGGTGGGGGTGTGAATACTCCGGCTAGCGAATACTCCACATCCAACCCGACACGCACGCTAGCGGTACCGGGCTGGTTGTGCTGAAAATTATAGGAAAGGTCACTATAATTATCCAGCTCGATCATGGGTTGCCCGCAGCCGTTGCATAGGCAAACATACACGCCGCGTTGCTTAATCACGTTGGCGCGCAGGTCAAACCATTTTTTCCACGCATCCGTGGTGTTCATCGTGTCAAGTATGCCCGGCATTTTCTTAGCTTTCGTCCCCGCCCCATGGTACTAGGTAGCGTTCCTCATAATCAATCCTATAATCGAAATTGCTTGTGAAACGCACCACATCACCGGCAGGGGACTGCAAATGTGCATAATCCTGTGGTTTCAGCTGGTCAGTGATGGACTTAAGCACCTTACCATTGTTGACGCGACGGACCACGGGGGCCTCGCCAAGATCAAAATTGATGTAAGCAAGCCCCTCAAAGTCGCCCGCTTCTAAGTTTAGGTTAAGAAAATCCAGGCCGGTGCCCCGCCACACCCCCTTAAAGCTGGTGGTCTCATTCCGTTTAAACCTGAGAGTCACCTTAAAACCGGAAGGAATGTTTGACTTGCGCTGCAAACTTGCCACCTGCACCCCATTTTGCAATTCGGGGTAGACGCTTTTGACCTGGAACCAAAAACCGTCATCGCAGATCACGGGCACAATAACCTTGATGTTATCCTGGTCAAAATCTTGCGGGTCAGGGTTCGGCCACGCTAGTGAACGGGTGGTACGCAAACGCGCGCTGTAGGTTGCATTGTAGAACTTGTCTTGGCCTTGCCCGTAGGAGGTGAATGGTGCGTTATGCACGTTGAAAATGAAAGTCTTGCCTGGCTGCACCTCATTCTGTAATCTTAAGAAAGATTTATACAAACTTGCTTCCCCGGTTTTGGCGGGGCCGGGGGTGATTGATAGGGTGAATTCCCCGGTGAACGGCTTAATGCGGTGCCCTTTGTACACCTGCCCAAGGCCGTTTACCGTGTTTTGCACAGTGTCCTCAAACTCACCAACCATGCCCTGGATAGCATCCTCAACCAGGGTATAGTCACGGTACACCCAGTTGCTGTTATCTGGATTGTTTTTCATGTGCTCAAGATCAGGCTTAATAAAACCTAAGGAACCAAGAGATGCTGATAGCATGCTACCTCCAAATGTTAGGGGTCAAAACCATTTGATTATAGCATGCGACAACAAAACGTGCCCAGCATCACAATGGCCGGGTTTGACACGGGGGCCAGAGCGTGTATAATTAAAAGCATCAGGTTGAAGATAAAGCCCAACCAAAGAGTGTTGGGGCCTGAAGTCCAAGGAGGACACCATGACCAACATCACAACCTACCCCAACGGCATCACCGGTAAAGAATGGGTGCACCCCAGCACTGGGGAAACCCGCATCTACCTCAACAACTGGCTGGAAGCCGTGGGGGTTGAACTCAGCTACTACGGCACCGGCAACATCTGCTACGCAGAGTTGGACGGCAAAAAAGTGAGCAACAACACAGGCAAATCTTTGAAAGCCATGAAAGCCTGGATTGATGCCGATGGTGAGGTGCATGTGAAAATCAACGACCGCGCCCGCTTCTACATCAAAGAAGCTACCCTGATCGAGCGGATTAAGGAGGCTCTGAAGGAAGATAAGTAAAAGTATTCTCTCCCCTCTTCTCGCATCGTAAAAAACACCCCCAAATATCAGGGGGTGTTTTCTTATGCCCGAATAGTAGCGGCATTGCCCACCAGGGGAAACGCTGTTTAAGGCACCTAGCGGGGCGATAGCCGGGGCAATTATTGAGAATGAACGATCACCCCAGCCCCACCACGATAGGGCGTTACGCGCCAAACCAGGGCGTGGGCTAAATCACAATCAGTCCGCCTTGCGCAGTGAGCGTTGGAAGTCCCAAGCGTTTGGCTTCTTCTCCTCCTCAATCTCACGCACACGCAAATCCAAATCCGCCTGCGATTTACTGATCTGCTCCAAAAGTGCTTTGACCTCATCGGCGCTGTAGGCGGTTTTATCCGAAGGCAGGTTGACGGTTACTGTGGCACGCTTGTTGCCCACACGCTCCGACTCCGCGGCCGCATGCTCAGCCTCCGCCCCCGACTGACGCAACGCCAAACGCAAATCCCGGATCGTATCCTTATGCAAACGAAGCTCAGAATTGCGCTGCTGCTCCGTCACCTCAGCCAGATGCTTCAGGGCGTCCACAGTCTCTTTCGAGGTGGCTTCCTGGATTTGCTTATTGATGCTTGCAAGCTCAACAAGCTTACTCAGCTCCGACTTGCGCAGCTCACCAGCGGTTTTGTTGTACTCGCGTTCGTTTTGCAAATTTTGCAAACGCGACGCATAGTCATTCTGCAACGCTTCCTGACGGCGCTGAAACTCCAAATTCAGGCGCTCCATGTCGGTTTTCATATTTTCAGCAATCGTACCGAAAGCCGAGTTAATGATCTCGGAACCGACCTTCGCCCCGCCAGTAGCCGCGTCAACACCGTAGCCGTTCACGCCCGCAACAGCACCACCCGCGGCAGCCGCACCGCCAAGCAGCGTGGCCAAACCCAAAGAAAGTTTCTTACCAAGCGACAAGCCCTTGAAAACCTTACCAGTCTCATCCTTATTGGCCTTGAGCGCATGAAACCCTGTGAAAATATCACCAATGCTCTTAATCGCAGTCAGAGCACCACCTACACCGGTAGCGATGTTACCAGTGTAGAAGCCAAGGCCAGCCGATACCAAGCCGCCTAGCACACCCATCAGGCCGCTTGCGCCCTTCTGCAACCCCTGCAAACCCTTCTGCGCCCCAGAAAGGCCCGGGGTGTCAAGCCCATACAGTTTAGCCGCCTGCACCTGCAACTTTTGCGTGGATAGTTTCAGCAGCTCAGCAGCCTTAGCCTGGTTCAAGGTAGCCTCAGCAGCAGCAAACGCCGCATCCTTCGCCTGCATCATAGCAGTGTGTTGCTGAAGGGCATTCTCAGCTTGTACCCGTCGAAGTTCCCACTCCGCAGCACGCACCTGATTCGTGCGGCGTTGTGCCTCACCCGCGACCGTGCCCCACGCCCCAGTGCCCTTCTCAATGTACCGATCAATAGCGAAACCGAATTGATCGTACATTTGTTTGTTCGCCTCAAGCCGGGCCTTATCCAATGCTTCAAGCGCTTTCGCCTGATTCAGCATCCCGTTTGCGCGGGTTTGCGCAAGGTTAAACTCCGCATTCCTCAGGTTGATAGCCGCCTGCGTTGCGGTAAACATCGCCTGCGTCAAATCATACTTGAGCTTCCGAACTTCCTTCCGCGTCTTCTGCACCGTGTCGTGGGCTTCGGAAACAACCCCTGCTACCAGGGCAAACGCCCCAATCATGGAGGTAAGTTCCGTTTGTGCCGCGGTGATAAGATCACGTACCGCTTGGATACGTGCCGCCATCACCGTGCGTTCCGCGACCTCGATCTGCTTCAACGCATCACCGTTTTGCTTACGAACCTTGGCGAGCTTATCCTCGGCTTTATTCAAGGCTTCAAGCTTTTTCTTCTGTTCTTCAGCATTCTTATTATCGGATTTATCAATCGAAGCCGCAGCATCCTCACGGGCGCGCGCTAGACGCTTCTCCGCATCCGCAATCTTTTCGGCTTTGTTCTTAGCCTTCGAGGATCGTGCACGGGCAAGTGCCGTTTCAGCATCCTGAATCTTCCTAGCCGACGCCGTGGAAACTTTCGCCCCCTTGGCTTCGGCTTCCTGATATTCCTTGCGGGCTTTCTCAACCTCTTCTAAGGCTTCCTGCTCAGCCTTCGTGTTATCCACAACCTGGCGCCGGGTTTCCGCTAACCCTTGCTCAGCATCCTGAACAATTTGCGCAGACCCCAGGAAGTCACCTTCGTAGTCGGCACGGCGTTCCTCCCATTGTGAACCAATACGCTCCACGATGGGCTCCATTTTACTAACCAAACTATCAATCGAGTTAGCCAAATGGTCAAGGCCCAAGAACTCTTGGTGAGTCAAGACACGCTCCGGCTTACCCGAAAGGTTCACCGCCATGCCACCAGACGGCAACCAGCCGCCATTATCATACAAGCCGGTGCCCTTGACCAGGGATAACGCCCGATCCATTTTAGTTGCGTACCGTGTGGGGAAAGCGGACACCTGTACACCCTGCGCCACAGCACCCGGGGCCATGGATTCCCACCCCGGGAACTTCGATAGCATGGCCTTATAGAACAGGCCCGCGGATTTGTAGGGGTCCATGCGTTCGGCAAGGGTGCCCCACCCGGCTTGGCGCTGTTGGAACAAGCCAACGCTATCATGATCTGATCCAACAGCATCATGGCGGAATGCTAATGATCCTGGAACCTTAGCGTTTGCAAACATTTTCAGGGGGTCGCCAGACTCCACCAAAGCGGTGGCAACACCGATCATCGCACCCTTAGAAGAAAGTGAGTAATCCTTTGCGCGCCGGGAAATTTCGTGAACGAAATAATCATGGCCCCAACCGCTATGCTTCTTACCCTGCTGCCCATAAGGCACATCCTTATCAGGGTCAAGCGTCAATGGGTCGCCAAGTTCTTTCGCCCCAACAACCCCACTACCAGTATATTCATTACCACTACCAGTAAGCGCCGTACCTTTCTTAGTTTCATGTAAGCCATAAAACTTCGATAGTGCCTTATGCAACTCAGCAGCCGACCCCCAACCGGGGGTACCCGAACCCGTGGAATCACCACTACGTGTGGTAGCAACCCCCGAATCCAAGGTGAAACCACCAGCATCGGGGCTATAGGTGATACCATCAATCTTGCCAGGCAAACCATCGAACCGATCCAAAGTTTCCTCGAACCGCTCCGCAGAATACTGTGGCCCACTACCACGCAACCTGATAAACATTGCATCAGTGTACTGGGACAAGTTAGCCCCAGCCATACCACCAAGCTGGCCGTTACCCCGCTGGCCACCCATTTCAACAAACACGCTACCGGAACCGTAGTCGATTTTACCGGTAGTGTGACCGCCCCACGGGCCGCCATTAAACCACCACATGGTGAACGTATTGGCGCCACCAACACCCCTGTGGAAACCATGAGAAGCACCCCAGGCCCCCTGATCCCCGGTAGCAAACTTGCGGGGGAACGGGGCAATACCCGCGGCCAGGGCAGCAAACGCACTGATAGCACCTGAACAGTCACCCCAGTTCGAGCCACCCCACACATAGGGTGCCCCCTCAAGCGGGCGTGAAGCCTGAAAACCCTTCACAGACTGCCCCTGGGCAAACCGCACCAGGTCACGACCGGTAATACCGCCCTCCGCGAACTTCTGCCCACCATAAATATTCCCCGTGTAAGTGGGTTGCACAGGCATGCCAGTGGCCTTATCCTGCAAACGCATACCAAAAATATCAGCAACCCTGCTAAGGATAGCGGTAGACCGTGCACGCTTAGCCGGGGCCAGTGGAATATACGCCTCACCACCGGTTTCAGGCTCAGCCCACACACGCCACTCACCAGGTGCCGCAATCGTCGCAGTATGATTCTCGCCACCCTTAGCAAAAGCTAAACCACCACGGGCATAGCCGACAATACCCCCGTTAGCGTGACGCGACCCCTCAGTGTTGATACTGAAAGCCGAAGATGCTACACTGGAAACCTTGTCCTGGATAGCGGAAACCTTCTCATCCAGCCAGTTCATGACCTTAGCGAAACCCTCACGCAGGCCATTAAGCAAACCGGTGAAAATGTTAATACCGGCGTTGACCAGCCACGCCCCCGCTTTAGCGAAGAAATTCTTAAGCTTGTCCGGGAACTCTTGCGCAAACTTGAGGCCCTTGCTAATCATCTCCGCAAGGTGGGTGAGGAACTGATTCTTCCAGCCGGTCACCGTGATAATCACCTTGGCAACACCAGCGTGGAAGCCCTGAACAATATCCCCCCACATGTTCTTAATCTTATTCACAGCCGCGTCTTTGAACGCCCCCAGTTTGCCCTTCACATTCTCCGCAAACTCGTTGAAACGATTCTTAATATTCTCCCCGGCCTCGCCCCAAATTTCCTTAATGTGATCCCACATGCGACCAAACGCCTTGGGCACATCCTCCCAGTTACCAGTGACGATATCAACTAGGGCCACGAAGAAGCCGGAAAAAACTTCCTTCACAGTGTCAATGCTGGCACTGAAAATATCCTTAACATTTTCCCAGCCTTTACTGATAGCATCCCCGATGATGTCCTTGAAGACACCTGCCCCGGTTTTGAGGTTTTCCCAACCCTCGCTCAGCCACGTACCCACGTTGCCCGCAAAATCTTTCACAGGCCCCGCCAACTCGTTGAAAGTGTTGGTGACCTTGTCTTTCAGTGAGGACAACCCTTCAGTAGCGGCTTGCCATTTCTCACTAAACCATTGCCCAATATTTCCCAGGGCTTCCTTGACGCCTTCCCAAGCATTCCCAAGAAATTCTGTGAACTCGCCCCAAAGGCGTTTACCGGTTTCGGTTTGGGTGAAAAAATACACTAGGCCTGCAACCACAGCGGCGATAGCCAAGCCCAATGCAATGAACGGGTTCATGGCCATCACTGCGTTCAACCCTGTGAAACTGCCTGTCAACCCCAGGTTAGCGGCTGTGGCAGCTAAGGTTCCAGCACGCTGTGCGGCTAGCAGGGCAGGCATCGCCTGAAGTAAAACCATGAAATTCCTGATAGCACCAACAGCCCACACCCCGGCCTGAACCGCCTTCAGTGTGGTGTAGGCGCCGATCACGCCACCAATCATAGCGGCGATAGTGCCCACAAGTTCGTTATGCTGGCGAATCCACTCAACAGTTTTAGAGAACGCCTCGGCAACGCTACCAACAGATTTTCCTAATTGATCCATCCACACCTCAAGATGCGGCGCGATCACCTCATAGATGCGCAATTTAGCATCTGACAAGGCGTTATCCCAGCGTTCCATAGCCCCGTTCAACCCGCCAAGCTTCGCCCCCGCGGTTTCACCAGCGGTACCAACAGCATCCATTTTTCCACGCAGATTATCAAACGCTTCAACACCACTACTAGCCGCGGTGGTAGCGAACGACACGGCCTCACGCCCGAAGGCGGTGGACGCTTCGGCGAGGAATGCTGATTCACCCATGCGCTCTTGCGCATCATGCAACTGGATTGTGATTTCTCTCAGGCCAACGAATTTGCCATCGGCGTCAAACGCCTGGATACCCATGTTTTCTAGGGCTTTTGCTGCTTGCTTAGAAGGCGATGTGAGAGATAGTAAAGCACTACGCATAGCGGTACCGGCCATGGTGCCCTTGACGCCTTGGTTAGCAAACAAGCCAATATAGGTGTTAGTGTCTTCTAAGGAAACACCCAGGGTTGCCGCTGTCGGCGCCGCCATTTTCAAGGCCTCGCCAAGGTCCGTGACCGTCGTGGCGGTGTTGTTTGCAGTGTTTGCAAGAACATCCGCAACACGTGTAGCCTGATCCGCCGCCAGGTGGAAACTGTTCAAGGCAGCAACCTGCAAATCCGCGGCGTCACCCGCACTAATCTGGGCAGCACCGGCAAGCTGAATCGAGCCCTTAGCTGCATCCATAGCCTGTGAAACATCCATGCCGCCCTTAGCCAGGGCCAGCATGGCATCAGCCGCCGATGCTGCGGAAGTACCAGCCAAGGACTCATCATTACCCAAATCCTTAGCATGCTGCTTCACCTTCGCCAACTGCTCCGCAGTCGAACCCGTCACGGCACCAAGCGAGCCCAGCACACCATCAAACTCTCGGCCTTCCTTAATGGCTTCGCTCAGGAAACCCACGCCACCAGCAAGCCCAAGCCCAGCCGCAAGCAGTCCCGAAACCTTCCCCAACTGGCCAAACAAGCCCGCCCCCTGGCCAGCAACACTATCAAACGTCGCCCCCAAAGATTGCATTTTTGCGGAACCAACATCAGAAGCATCAGCCATGCGGCGCTGCGCAGCCGTCACATTATCAGCAGCATCACTAGCCCTACCCCTAGCGTTAGACAGCGCGGTCTCCGCACCCTCAAGCGCACTCACAGACCCCAACTGTTGCTGCCTAGCAGCGGAAACCTTCGCCTCCGCCTGGGCAATTTTCGCGTCCTGGTTAGCCCTAGCCGCCTCAAGCTTACGCTCCGCAGACTCCAACTGCTCCGTAGTAGCAGTACTACTTTCACGCAGGGTTTGCAGCTTCGACTCCGCATCCTGAACCTTAGCATTCTGTGAGACACGCACCGACTCAAGATTCTTCTCCGCAGCCTCAAGCCGCTTCGTACTAGTCTCAACCTTCGCCTCCGCCTGCTCAGTTTTTTGCATAGCCTGGTTAACTTTTTCCTGAGCTTGCGCTTCACGGCGTTTCGCCTGCTCAAACGCCTTAGCCGACCCATCAATACCAAGGGTAAGCTCGGTCTGAATCTTCTTCCCCGCCTTCTCGGCAGCACTATTCACAGGGTCCTCTAGATGCTTCTTGATAGCCGCATTCATGCCCCGCAGTGACACTGTGATCGGCAAAGAAGCATAACCGATAGCTGACATGCTAACCTCACTAAAATGATAATAAAAGTATTAAAAAAGACGGGGCAAACCAGTGGCCCGCCCCGCAAAAAATGTTATGTTAAGTTTTCCCCTTCGCTAACGCAAGTTTACGCTCACGCTCAGCCTTGATCCTGAAATAGCGTTCCTTACGCTCCTCTAAGGCTTTCTGCTTCCTAGCACCCTCACGCATCGTCGCCATGGGGTGACGCTCCCCAGAAGTGATGGCAGCAAAAATATCGGCAAGAATATAGCCCTCAATTGATAGCCTATCAATATCCAATATTTCCGACCAAAACCTAGACCGGGTACGATCCAAGCCATCTACCAGCACCAATAGTCGCCTCAGGGTGAGCCGTGACTTGCCGCCTTTGGGCCGCCAAAAATCACGATAGTCAATACCCATAAAAGCAAGGTCCTGCTCCACAAGGTCCTCATGCTCACGAATATAGGGGAGTAATTCTATTTTCCCGTAAGGCCCCATTCCTTATCAATGAGGGGGACAACATGCTTCTGAAAATCACGCAGCGTCGCGCCGGTAGCCTTGATCTTGCCCCAATCCTCGGGGGAAAGAATATCCCGGTACACTGCCACAGGTTTATCACAGAATGAGTCATAGGCGTCTAGGCTCATGTCTTCGAGGGTTGCGGGGATTGTTACCGTGACTTCTTGGCCGCGTAGGGTTGCGGTGATTTCGACGGTGGTGGTTTCTTCCACAGCTTCTTTTTGGGTTGCGCTCATTGGGGTGAACCTTTCCTAGGTAGTTATTGAAATGTTGAAAATTGGGGGCGTCTTGGTGTTGGGTGCGCCCCTGAACCCCATGTTTTTATCATCACAGTGACACTAATGGTGGTGTATTTACATCACCCATTAATGTCACAGTGACAGTTTTTACGGCGCGTCCTCAACCGTGATCTGGCCAGTCGCGCCCTCAAGGTGGCTCACTGCGGCAAGGATACCCTCGAACGCTTCGACCGTGAAGCCGGCAGTAGCAGAGCCGGAAACTGTTGCTTCCTCACCGCCCGCAATCTCACGCAAAGCCTCCTTAACCTTATCGGCGTTAGCATCATGCGCCAAATCCTTGGTCTCGTTGTAGTTGATGCGCAGATTCCAGGTACCGCCAGTAGCCCCGGCGGGAAGCTTAACAAGCTTCTTAGCCTGCGGCAAGGTGTTGGTGAACCGCTCAAGGTCAATAATTTCTTGCTTCTCATCAGGCACAAAATCAAGCTTTTCAAACACGGCCTTGAAAGTATCCGGCAGCACATTGATCTCAATCTCAGTGCCAGATGCTTCTTGGCCCTTGCTCAGATTCTCACCCTTAGCCGCGGTACGGGTGCGGGACGCCAGGATACGGTGGGAGCCGTCGTTAAACTCATACTCCACGGCCACGAACGGGCGGGCCAGCACGGCACTGTGCAGCAGGATCTCAGCCCCATCAATCCGCTTCGACGGGGTAGAACCCTTCGTACGGTCCGGCCACAGCACGCTTTGCACAGCCTCATTCTCTTCAAGAACCAAGACCTTAAGAACCACCGAACCCGGCTTACCCGTGACGGCCACGGTGCCCATGCCCAAGCCCTTGGTTTCCTGAATCTCCATCGCCCGGTTCAAATCAATTTCCTGGTCATCCTTAAGAATACCCAAGGTCATCCAAGTGTGATCCAAAACACCATTCTTACTAACCTTCGGATCATCAGCATAACTGATATACACCACCGCATCTGTGATCGTCTTCACATTCTGCGGGTTGCGCTGCTTAATACTCATAATGCAATCCTATTCACGAAAATATTATATGTTGCGGAAGAAACGTATCCCCCAAGTTTACTGTCCGGTGTGGTGATGATTCTTGTTGATGCTTGCACCCCTAGTTTCCACCTGCCCCCAAAGGATATTAGGGCGGCATCAATGGTGCGCATGATTCGGGTTGCGGAAGGCATATCATATGAATGCACTGTGACGCGCACCACCTCAACGGTGAAACCCTTACCTCCCGAAATGATCCCATCGGACTGGACGGTGACGTGCCAACCGTTTTTTTGGGGCGAGTATTTGAGGGGCAGCGTTGCTGATGTGCGCTTTTTGAAAGCCTCGTTTTGTGCCAGAAACTCACGCACCTTCGCGGTGGCATCCTGGGACATGAACAGGCGTTTATCCTTCTCCAGCATGCTACTTTCCCCCACTATACCGTTTCAAATCAAGTCCCGCCGCGGTTGCCGCCTTGGTGAGTGTCCCATGCTTCGCTTGCGAGTTCAAACCACCCGCATGCATGATCGTCACCAGGCCAACCGGCCTGCCTGATTTATTGACCTCGCTTCTAGATTCAACCGGCATTTTCGGGTTCGCAATACCCCTAGCGTTGGCCGCAACCTCCGCAGCTTTGGCCTCCACCACGTCCATGAAGTTCTCACGCAGCATCGCATTGATAGCATCACTATCTAAACGAAAAGCGAATTTATCAGCCATCTACATCACGCCTTTCACACATGACCTCAATCATGGGGGAATGCCGCTGAAACCATGGGGTGCGACCTATAGCCCAATCGAATGGGGCATGCAGAATCTTGTACTTGACCCCGCGAATCTCAAGCTCATGATTCGGGCCAATAGGTAACCCCGATGGTAAGAAAACCCTGATGCGTTGCGCGGTTGAACCGTAGTCCTTATGCTGAACCTCATGGCCCGTATCATACTGCGGTACGCCTAACACTTCGGTGTAATCACTGCTGTGAATAATGGACCCATCATACCCTATCTCTGGTGGGTCAAAAATTCTTATCCGCTCCACAGGTTCACCCTTTTACTCTCCGGGAATGGGACAACATCCCCTCCACGATAGCGAGGGCGAATATGTAGCAGCCCCAAAACATGAAGCATCCTTTCGGTAAGAAACACGCCACCGAACCCTTCGGTCCCGGTTTTTGCAAAGGTTGCGCTATCGGATTGTTCCCCCGTGGTTGACGACACGCTCACCATGTTAATGTTCACGCCGGTTAGTAGAGATTCTACAACCATTGTGCGCACAACAATTTTGACCGCGGTCGTAAGCCAAGGCTTAGAAACAATCTCATCATGCAACACTAAACCGCGCCTAGCGAACTCAAACTCGATCCTCTCATAGGCCAAGTTAATTAAAGCGCGGCATCTGTCTGTTTCCCCGGGAAGGAAGGGGCGGGGCATCATCACCCCAATATCATCAACCGATAACTTTTCCACCCCGCCACCTTCCTATCAGCTGAGCTTATCGGCCATAGCAATAAGCTCAGGCTTGGTCAAACCTTTAATATCTTTCTCGCTAGCCCCAAGGCTGGCAACATATTGCCGCCACAACTCAACCTTAGCCGCCTGGGCAGGGCGTTTACTGTCATCAGTGGGGTCACTATCATTGTCACCACTGCTATCATCGTCAGCCGGTGGGACTGTCGGCAAGCCCAGATTGATAGTCTCAACCTTATCATGCTTCACGTTAGCATCCTCAGCCACACCCGAACTAATTAATCGGGCCGCATCAAGCGGGTGGGCATCAAACACATCACCACGCTTACGCAACACCTCACCACCATCATCCGTGGGCTGCCACCAAATCCCAATCTTTAGGCGAATCCTCATAATAATTTAGCCCACCTGAATCCGTGCAACAGCCTTAGGATCATACAGGGCGCGGATAGAACGCTCCATAATATCAGCCCGATACTCCATGGTTGCGCCACCGATACCACTATCACCATGGGGCGAGTACAGTGGGGTGACCTGTGGCCGGTCTAAGAATTTCTTACCACCCGGCTTCTTAGCCTGCAAAACATACACCTGCTTCGGGTCAACATACTGACTCACCGCCACATCCAAACCCCAAGGCTTATACGGTTGGAAACCCTTAAAATACGGGTTATCCCCAGAGTTAGCGCCAATAAACGCAGCCTGGATAGTCTTATTGCCAATAATGTTGTACCACACAGATGGGTGCATCACCAGAGTGTCCGGGGTGTAGCCCAACGCTGCCTTACGCTCATCATCCACATCACCATCAACAAGGGCAGATGAGACCATTGCACAGGCACGCAAAACATCCTGCCCAATCTCCGCAGTCACAGTAGACCACGGCACACTAGCAGTCACCACCTGGCTATGCTCATCAGTAGCAGCCTTCACCCGATCCAGGCCCTGGCGTGCACTAGCATACAGGAACTCATTAGCAAGCTGCTCAACACCGCGGGATAGTAGGTCAATGCGGTTGTCCTTAATCATTTCATAAGAAACACGCAAACCCTCCGCAATCTTAAACGCCTTCTCCACCTTATCATCACCGACACGAATATCGGCGGTGGGGATTTCCTCAAACTCCGCAACCTCATGCGGACTCTCGGACAGGAACGGGGACACGCGCTGCTTGAAAATAATGGCGCTAGCAGTGGTTTCACCATCATCAGAGTAGAACACGTTTTCGATAGCGGCATCCTGAACAATGCTCACAATCTCATCAACGATCAACTCCGGTTCGTCCACATAGTCGGACACAGTGTAGGAACCACCGCTGTTTTCGCCTAGAATAAAAGCCATTTTCTCACCTTCTTCTTATTAGGCCAGTGGGGTCACTAGCCGCACCGACACATGCTTACGGCCCTTACGCACCACGAAACCAACCGGCTTCGTACCGGCCTTAGCAACCTTACCATCAGCCGCGGCGTTCACCTTATCCCCAACCTGCAAATCGTCTGGGTTATCACAGGCGATATTAATAATCGCTGGGGAGGTTACGACGGTCACCCGGTCAGTCTGGCCAATGGTCACAACCGGGGTCTTATAGGCGTTCTGAATCGCAACACCGTACACGTCATCACTGGCACCCGCATGCTCAACACCGCTACCAGTGAGTTTAACACACCGGTAGCCCAAAACATTAGCAGCCGCCTTGAAAGAAGCGTTACCGGTCAAAATCTGATTAGTCATCTATATTCAATCTTCCTATTAGAAAATCTGCCGAACCTTCAGGCCGGAACGCAAAACCTGTGACTTGCCCTTATTCTCATAGCCGCGAACAGTGGCACGCTTCACAGGGGTGGACTGGGTGAGATTTTCAAGCAGCACCTTACCGCCCTCAAAATCGTGCAAAAGGGAGTTAACCCAAGCGTCCTTACCGTTAGCTGAAATGCGGCCCGAATTGATAGCCCCATCCACAATGTTCACAACCTCATTACGCCGTGCCTCTTCACGCATCTTATTCAAAGCGTCAGCACTTTTACGCAGCTCAGACAGGGTGTATTCGTCAACAGCAACCATGCCCTTAGGCAAAGAGTTTTCGGCAGGCTTCGACTCTTCCGGCTCGTCACTCTTAGTGGTTTCTTCTTTATCCGCACCATCGTCTACAAGCTTTTGCACGGCCTCGATGATATCATCATCGGTGGCGGTATCATCTAATTCTAAAATTTTGATAAGCTGGTCTTTCAGCTCCATAACATCCTCATTTTCGGAACCATCATCAGCATTAACAGCATGCTCACGCAACTTGGCCGCGAACATCCGTTTATGCATGTTAACAATCTTACGCAAACTCTTATTTTCCGCACCATCACCAGTGTCGCCGGCCACAACCTCATCAGCTAAACCAGCCTCAACAGCGGCCTGACCAGTGTAAAAAGTTTCCGCACCCATCAACTCACGCCACTGCTCACGCGACCCACCAGCCTTAGAAACATACATGTCAGCAATCTGGTTCGACAGCTGGTCCAATTGTTCGCGGGTGGAATCTAGTTCGGGGATCGTCCCGCCGGCATCCCATGTCCAAGCGTCATGGATCATGAGTGTTGCGGACGGTTGCATGACAACACGGTCGCAAGCCACCGCTATCACACTGGCAGCCGATGCTGCGATACCCCAAATGTTCGCCACCGTACTATTTTCACTACTGCGAATAATATTGGCGATGGCGATACCGAGCATTGCGTCACCACCGTAGGAATTAATATTAATTATTAACGGTTCCTCGGTGGCTTGGTTGATGAACTCACGGAATCCCCCCAGGTCAATATCCCAGTCGGAAATGTCGGAAAAGAAATTCCATTCATTCATGCGGAATATTATAACATACTACAACAAAACGTTATCCCCATTGTTGTCAATATTATTCGTTTCGGTGTCACCAGACCAAGGGATTTGCATTTTACGGTGAAAATATTTGCGCGTCACGGGGTCGTTAGGGTCAACCAACCCCGCCGCAACAGCGTTGGGCCACATCTCAGGTTTCAGCTCACTGTTTGACGCGATGGGGTCGCAGTTGATGAGTGGCACAGGCCCCTTGTAGTCGGGGAATGCTAGGCTTATCAAATCCTCAACAATATACTTTTGGGCTGTCAACGCCACCCAGTCCGCAATTGTTTGCAAAGACTGTGTGAAAAACGATGACTGTGTGTCCGCCAAAGCGTACGATCCGCCACCATCGTCAAGGTTCAGGAAGTGTGCTAACACGCTTTTGGCGATAGCATCATTGTATGATTTAATAGCGCCGGAAACATCCGGTAGCTGGCCCGACACGCCTTTGAACTCGAATGATGCGCCGGGGGGGATTGACACCCCAGCAAAATCATCGGCACGGATAGCCTCAACTAATTCTTGGCCCCTATCAATCTCGTCTTGCAAATCCTCAGGGCGACCCAGCAGGGTTTCTTTCGACGCCGTGTAGACGGGAATGCCCATGCCGTTTCTCTCAAGAGTTTTTAACTGTAGCCGTTGCAGTTCGTCTTTGAGTCGCCAAGGGCGATAGCAGGGGCGTAGAATGCTTGTGCCCATCCAGTCGCTATTCGTGGGCCTGTACACGTACCCTACCAGGCTATCAACGGGGATAACGGGGGCAAGGTCAGTACCGTCTTCCAATCGCACGGATTTTTGCTGAATGGATTCTAAGTTACCGTTCTCATCCACATTGATTTTCGAGATGGTGTCAGCCCACCTTGGGGCAAGTTTCACCAGGTGCCAACCGGTTTCGTCTTGTTCGTACACTTGTTCAAAGTAAGCGAAGCCGAACACCAGGGCAAGTAGTGCTTGGGGTAGGTGTTCTTGCCATGAAACCCCGCTAGAAAGCCTGGTCACAGGGGGCGAATCAACCCCAAGGATAGGTAGCTTAAGGTCTTGTGCTACCCGCTCCACAACCTCGGGATCGGCACCATTCGAATCAATGTGCCACTTGGCACGCAGCACCGGAAGCGTACAGGCAGAGTATGCCATTGACACCTGCTCATCTTCCTTGAGCATTTTATTATAAACCGCAATGTTACGGGGGAACCTCAGATCGTGGTTGGTGTCGTTCATCCGCTGGTACCCGTGGTACCCCCCTGTGGGGGTGGCGGTGCCGATTTCTTTAGTTCGTTTCGGCTTGAACTTTGCAAAGAATTTTCGTAGCCCCATTATTTTCCATTAACCTTTCAAGTAGTAAACCTGCCCACCAGGGCAAACGTTGTTTAAGCCGTCTAGCAGCCCCATAGGCGGGGCCGCTATCAAGAATGAACAATCACATAGACCGCATGACGACAGCCCCACACACGGCAAACCAGGGCGTGACCAAAATCACAAACCACGACGCTTACGCGAAATACGCATCCTAACCTTAGGGGCACGCTTAACATCAACCTCAGCCGGCTTATAATCCGCAGCCAACAACAACGCAAACGACGCAGCAATGATGGGACACCCGGCCGGATTATTCCGCTTCAACGCCTTACCCGAATCCTGAATATCTCTCTCAGAAACCACCGACAACGCATCAACCCACCGCGGCGAACCATCATGCTTGATCTTACCATCACGCCACAATTGCATAAACAACATATAAGCCTTAGAAACCTCGGTTTTATTAAACCTTGTGGGCTCCAAACCCCGCTGCTCAAACAGTGCCGTGCAAGTCTCCGCAACCCCCTTCTGGTCATAAGCAAACCCAATCGGGTCACGAAGCCCAATCACCCGCTCAATATCGGCAACAACACCCACACGGTCAAACTCGTCACGGGGGGCCAAGGACAAAAACCATCGCCCATCAGCCATTTTCTCCGCACTCACAAGCGCACAGCCAACAGCCCCCAAGTCAACATCAATGCCAACAGCAGACACAGCCCCGACACTACACAGTACGGGATCAGCCACTGTAGCAGCTTCCCAATCGGAATAATCAATAATTGGTGTAAAATCTTCATCGTCTTCATCATTGAACCAGTCACCCCAACCCAAGCACTCGACACCAAAATTGATCCTACCAATCTCAGTGTTGAGTCGTTTCATTTGTTTTCTAATCTTCGTCTCATCCATGATGAACCCGTAGGAAGGGTTCGCCTGAATCCAGGCGGCTTCCTCATCGGGTGCCGCGTCACCGGGGGCACGGTATTCTGCCAGGTAGATAGGGTCAACAGGGTCAGGCCCCGCCAACGCCTGTCGCCTCATTGCCGAAATAACCCTACCATCCTGGTGGGCCTTGAAAGCCTTATGAACAGCTGAAGTAATATAGAAAAACTGCGGATCATCCGCGGCCTGGGTAGTGAAGTTAATAGCCGCAACCGAACCATCGGTCAAGTTATAGGCCTCATCATAGACAACACACGAAATTTTTGTGATACCACGGGCCGTATCATCACCGCGGGTTTGGAAAAAGATCACCCCGCCACACGAAAACTCCAGCACACCCTTGCCCTGCGAGCCTGAAAAACGTGTAAGCATACCGGCCAGCGGGGGAAAAGCTTTCACCACCCCAAGCAAATTCAAATAAATACTATTAGCAGTGTCCCACAACTGTGCCGTGTATAGTATGCGCCAACCGTATTTTATGGCACGATAAAGGCAGATAAGGGAAATGCCCAAACTCTTACCATTCTGCCTAGGGATAATCAAAATGTTGTCAGAGTGAACATATCGGCCAACCTCATTCTTGCTGCACATGGCCAAAATATCATACTCCTGCCACGGCATCAACTCCACCCCAATGATCTTGGCGAAAGCAATAATCTCCCTACCCTCGCTATGGTCGTAGGCGGGGGCTTCCCGCAAATTATACGGTGTCTGTTTCCCCCTTAAAGTTTTGTGCGCCAATGATTTCGGAAAAGGCTCTCTCTCTACCGTTGATGTAGTAGCTGTCACCATTGTCTTTTTCCTGTCTTATCTGTTTCACGGTGTTGATGCGGTGCCGTTCCACATCGTTAATAGTTTTGCGGAACAAATCTTCCTGATTGCGAATCTCACCCATAAGCGAATCCACGACAACAATATAGCGGGGCAGCCCGTCATCCTCATCATCAATGTTGTTGGCATTCTTCTTAGGTTTTTCTTCCTCAACCTGCTTCACCACACCCCGCACAATCTTGCCGTACTCGCGTTTCAAACGGTCAATCCGGTCACGCTGTCGGCATGCGATAATGATAAGGTTTTCCATGCTAACGGACTTGGGTTCTTCCCGGTAGGAATCGTAAACAAACCTGCCCCCCGATAACCAGTCCTCCGGGTATTCCTTGCCGTCGTATATTCTGGCCATATGTTTTACCTCTCGATCACTAGCCCCAAAAACCCGAACCTGTACCACCATTCGGGGCGACAGGGGTGTTTTTCTTGCGCATACTCTCATAGTATTTATCCACGCCAAGCATGAATGACTTGGGTCGCAGGCGAGCGCAACGCTCACGAACAATCGCCTCACCGGGATCAATGCGCTTGAACTCGCACCCGGCTTCCGCATAGCGTAGTAGTGCCGATTCGCTGGGTGTGGAGTGAATAATATACGCATCCGTCTCTGACTGTTTCAAGGCTTCCTTAATAAGTAGAAGCCTTGCTTTCCTCACCAGTCTTGCCACCACTTGCGGGTAATCATGATTACCGATAGGGTAGCCGCCAATAAGGTTGCATAAATGGTCATAGTCAATCCTTATATCCCCGGGTTTCGCATGCTCACTAACCCACGTGGTTTTACCCCCACACGGGGGGCCCATCACAACAATCTTCCGAACGTTACCAGTAGTAACCTCACCCCCGCCACGTTGACTATTGCAAGTAAAATGCAACAAGCGTTCCGGCATTTCCCCGTTTCTCGCCCCGTGAAAATTCAGGTGGTCAGCAGCAAGCGGCTTACCATCAAAATTTTTCACAGCAGAAACATACATTGGCCTGCCACACCACGGGCACGGGGTACCATCACGCAAACGAAGCATCAAGCTTTCACGGGCACGCTGGTGCATCTTACCATAACCCCTAGCGCTAGCTGATAAAACCATAAAAATATTCCCCTAAAAAGCGTTTAAACAAACAATTTTCAGGGGAATATTATACCACGTCACAACAAAATACTAGTGCTTCCTACCAGCCCTCCAAGCCCGCACACTGCGTAAATCCACCATCAAGGCACCAAGGTGGGTTTTATGGCGTATGTAGTCACGGTTCACGGCCTCAAGAATTGAACTCGCGGGGCAACCTATTTTCTCCGCGGCCTCCTGGAAACCAACCCAATCCGGCACATAATCACTATACCCAAGCATGCGCTTAGAAAACAAGCGCTGTTTAGCCCACGCCTCGAAAATGTCTTCCAGCTCTTCAAAGTCATTGTAGGCCTGGTTAATGGCATGCTCAACCTCGAAAACGATATCGTAAACATCATCTGCGGTTAGGGTGCTGGCAGCGCCAACAACCCGGCCACTCTTGGAAACCCAGAAAAACCTTAACCAACCAGAAGCCATAGACCCACGCGACACCAACACCTGAACCAACATGCCCAAATGCTTCAAATCCGCGTCAGGGTAATCAATAAGTTCAACCGCTAAATCCGCGTGGGTTGCGTCCTGCGTGCGACGGTTACCCACCGACTCAACCAGGCTGCGCAAACCAATAAAAACCTCACGGGTTTCATGCAACAGTTCTTCTTTCAGATCGTAGTCTACCATGCGATGATCGGACCTTTCACTGGTTCCACCTCGATAAACACATTCGGCGGCTCGTTTGGTGCGCAACGGCGCTTGCTTGCGGCCAGAATGCAAACTTGGGAATCGTCTTTGAAAACCACGCCGGTCAATGCGTCAAGGATTGCTCGCTCCAGCTTATCAATATCAGGGCGTTGAATCATTGTTAGCGGGTCGGCTGGTTTCATTGCTTTGGTGCGGGGCATGGCAAAAATCAGTTTCACCGACATGGGGGTTTTCTCAAGCATTTCTAAGCCCCGGTACTGCATGTGGGTTGCCGCGGTGCTGGCCACATGATCCCGCCATTCCTTCAACCCCTCCGCTGATTCTTTCATGACAATCTTCTTACCACGAAGAAACGCCACCTTACTACCCTGGGGTTTGGGTACACCATCCGCAGAAAACTGCAAGAAAAAATCCCTAGGCTTCATCGTGGATCACCCCCTCGTAATCATCATCGACATGAAGGTTAACCTTATCGTCAGGTTCGGCTTCCTCACCGATAAGCCGGTAGATTTCGTCCAACAACATGTCCCGCGCCTTGTCCAAATCCTCAATACGTTTCACCAGGTCAGCATGCTTATTCAGCCCATCGAGTCGGCAAGACCGTGCAATATATTGCAGTGCTTGGGCAGCGTTCCCGGTCAAATGCCGTGAAATGTCCCACACCTCAGTGTTCCCAAACTTATAGTAATCACCCATGATACTTTCCTTTCTTTCTTAGAAAATGTTAATGTTACGTGGCACACCATCAACCGTGACGAATGATAGCACGCCGCCGTATGATGTCGAGCCGGTGCGGTTACGGAACCAGGTTGATTCCTTTTCCAACGCCGGGGCGCTTACGATCCAGCGCTTAGCCGTCCACGACTCAATATGAAAATTGTGAAAATGCCCACTGATAAGAATATCCGCCTGGGCTTCCTCACTATCATTAGCAATATGGCCAGACCACCATTTTTCCGCACCACTGATTTGCCCCTTGAATAAATGCCCGTGCACGATCGTGAACACGGTGCCGCCGCAATCGTAGGTAACACTGCCTCGGGTGTGGTCTGGGTACAACCAGCGCACATTTTTGCCCCGCATCATTGCCGCATCAACCATGCTGAAAGCGTCCTGAACAGCGGAAACAATCATAATATCGTAGTTGTCGGACATGGGGCGGGATTGTTTGCGCGTGGTTTCACCATGGTTACCCGGCACTGTGGCCACAACCAGGTCATCAACGTGTGATAGGATTTCCTGAACAGTCCACGACACCAGGTGTTGGCAGGTGCGCAGCTGCTCCGCAAGGGTCAGGTCGCATTCGGCAATCATTTTACCATCCTGCGAAGTATAGCCCTCGATCAAATCACCTGCAAAAACCAGGTTCACCCCACCGATATTCTCATGGTGTTCTAAGGCTCGAACCACCCCGGTTTTCCACCGGCCAATCAGGTACTCGGTGCCAGCGCCAGCCTCAACACTCTTCCCAATATGCGTGTCGGATAGCACAATGGTCAACCAGTTTCCGTCACGTGTGACATTATCCACCCGGTCCAGGTAGATGGAATCCAACAAATCCTCAATATCGCTATTATGCTGTGGCCTTAGAACAACCTTAGCGCGGTAAGCATGCTGCACACCATGCCCCGGCACTTCCCAAGCCGAATGCCGAACGGGACCCTCCACAGAATACTTCTCAGGATCAAGCCCGAAGGCATCCAGCACATGCCCCCAATCATCTTCTGTTGGTGGCGTGGTTCGTGGCGGTGAGGTCACAACCCCCTCGACGCCATCCATCACCACACCAGGCACAACCCCTTTCGGGGGTGCGGTGAGTAGTTTATCAACATCACCCATATGCTTCACTCTTCCTTAAAAACTTCTTAACGAACATTGTTGCGCAGGTTAGCCACCATAGAGCAGAATGCTTTGTACTGGTGCGGGTACGGGTTGCCCTGCAATGACGTTGCGACCAGCCATAAATCATGCAAAACCACATCATCCCTGGTCAACGCCTCAATCATTGCCCCGCGTTCCTCACCGAAACTATCCAACCATTCGTACGAGGTGGGGGGCTTAGGCCCCATCGCGTCCACCACGGTGGTGAACTGTTCAACCAAACTCACTTCTCAACCTTTTCTCAGTCCTGGGGTTTTCCTTTACTTACGCCACATATTATACACGAATGTGAGCTACTTGTCAAACCAATGTGATTATTATCACATTCCTTGGGGGAACTCCTTAAACCGCGAGTAGTGAAGCTGGTGGGCAATCGTGTGCACCCCGGTCGCCCCGCCACGGTTCTTCGCCACGATAATGTCCGCTTCCCCGGCGCGTTGGTGGTCTGGGTCTTTCGCATCAGGCCGGTCAATCAGCAGAATAATATCGGCATCCTGCTCAATCGCACCCGATTCACGCAGGTCAGAAGCCCTAGGCGTGCCCCCGTCCCGGTTCTCACTATTGCGGTTCAGCTGGGCAACCAACACGATAGGCACGTTCAAATCCTTAGCAAGAATTTTCAGCTGCCGTGTCATCTGCGCCACCTGCTCTTGCCGTGGAACATTCACATTGGCGGGGGTAATCAATTGCAAATAGTCCACGACTATGAGTCGCACATCATTTTTCCGCACCTCAATTTTTGATCTCGAAACAATATCCATGATTGTTTGACTAGCATCATCACTAATATAAATAGGGGCGTCCGATATCTCCCCAGCCTTCCGTTTCAGCATCTCGAACTGATCCACCGACACGTGACCCCCGCGGATAGCACTAATATTCGTACAAGTTTCCGCAGCCAAAATACGCTGCTGAATCTCCCTCGAAGACATCTCCAAAGAAAACATCAAGGTAGCAGCCCCATTCCTGATACTAATTTCCCGCATAAAATCAACCGCCAACGTTGATTTACCACACCCAGGCCTAGCCGCAACCACAACCAACTGCCCCCCCTGCAACCCCTGCAACATTGCGTCAAGCCCACGAAAACCAGTCATCACCCCCTGCGGTAGTTGCCCTGCCATAGCATCAGCTAACCAATCCAACGATTCATCGAACGCCAAATGACAAGCCCCACCCGCCGACGACGATAACATAATGCTATCCAGGCCGTCACGAACCCTGCCCAGAACATCGGTTGATGTGACCGATGGTTCCTTACACAGGGTTTCCATGTGTGCGGCTAGTGACCATAGTTGGCGCTTGCGGGAACGCTCCTTGACATTCCCCGCCAAGAATGGTATGTCGCTTTTCGTCGTAGCCCTGGACATGAGGTCATGCACCATGGCGCCGTCAACCCTGCCCAGCTCCCCCCGCTTCTCAAGCCCACCCAGCACACTAATAGCATCAACATCCACCCCCGCCATGAACAAATCTTGCATAACCGCAAACACCGCCTGGTGTGCCCAGTGCTGAAAATCTTTGGCTTCTACCAGGGTGAACACCTCACCAGTGCCAACACCCCCCATCAGCAAGCAGCCCAATAGGGTTTTTTCCTCATCCAGTGTTAAGGTTTCATTCACGTGCTTTTCTCCCCACATAAACTAGACCCCCCCACAACAGGGGGGGGGCGGTGAACAATTATCTACGACAAAAGGGCTTTACGGTATTCCATCAGGCGAAGCCGGTTGAACCCGCCATGCGCGTGCTCCCTTAAACCGTCCTTAACAAGGACCACGATAGGGGCCTGCTGGACACCATCGGCAACCGCTTGGGCTAGGATATTCTCATCAATGGGGGCGTATTCTACCGGAACATCCGGGTGCTTGTCAAACCATTTTTTCACAGCGTCACATTGTGGGCAGGCTGGTTTTGTGAACACAAGTACCGTGTTTTCTTTAGAACGGGGGTTGCTCATTATCCACACCTCCTTGCCATGGTTGTTGGGGCTGTCGCATTTGTGGCTGCTGTTGCTGCTGGTAGCACTGCTGCGCGCCTATCCAGCCCTGTTGCGCTTGCTGCTGCAAACTACTACCCTGCGCCATGTTTTCGCCTTGGTCCTGGAATCGTTTTCCGGTCAAATCCAAACCGATAGCGGTTGCCGCCATCTGCAAACTGTGGGCAGTCTCACCATTCTTATTCTGGTATTCATGATTCACAAGCCGACCCGTAATAACAACGCGGTCACCCTTGTGTAGATTATTAGCAACCGATTCGGCAAGCCGGTCAAAACACGACACCCGAACCCATGTGGTGTCTATCACTTCCCACTCACCAGTATCCTGATTCTTCCGAGAATCGGTGTTAGCAACACTGAAGGAACACACCGCCTTCCCCGCTTGCGTGAACCGTAGCCCAGGATCCCCGCCAAGGTTTCCACGGAATGAAACATCAAGACTCATCACCATCTCCTATCTTATCGTTATTATCATCATCTGCCAGAAGGCTATCAATCTTCCTGCGCCGCTCCTCACGCCACAAGCGCACCCGTTCACGCATCTTCGGGTCACGCCCCAAATCCGCCATCACATGGCCACAATGGGTGAGAATATCCCCAGGCCTTGGGGGCGAATCAGTGGCACGCGCTAAACCAAACCACCTTCCGAAAGCCATATCATACACCGGCTCCGGGTAGTCACCAATAGCATTCAACGATTGATACCACACGTTAACCAGAATATCGTGCTCCATGGCGTTTTGGGGCCGTTTGAAGCCCCACACCGACACGATCATTTTCTCCAATAATTTTTCGGTCGCTTCATGGCTGATACTCATTACCGAACCCACGCCTCCAAATCATCAATGCGCAAGCTTTCATACTCCGGGGTGGGTGGTTTACGTAACAGTGACGGTACCGCTGGTACACTATCCCACTCCCCACCATTCAACCAGGTGGTTGGGTGCTTGATATACTGCTGGTCCGTGCCGACCGCATCATGATACTTCGCGTACCGTTTGGCGGCGTCTATCAGGGTTTCCTCAGAAACAGTTTCAACAGCGCTCTTCCACGCCCGGAATGCTTTGGCTTTATCCACCCGGCGCGGGTAGGCTTTCCAAAACGCATCGAACCCCTCTGTGTACCTGCCCCGCACGGGGCGTTTAGCCGCACCCAACAGCACCATTTTGCAATTCGTCGGGGCAACAACACTGATACTAAGCAAATCCTGTGATTCCCCAATCGTGCACACCCAATGGAAGTCAAACAAAACCTCAAGGTGGCGCATAAAATCATTATAGGATTCGTGAACAAAGTCTAAGAAAGCATCCATATCGGTCTGGGTTTCCGACGCCCCGGCCACTAAAAGCCTTAGAAGGAAGGCCGCATCATAGTCTTGAAGCTCGTCAACCCCAACCTCGGGTTTACCCTCGGTGATCCGCACTTTAACTAGCATCGGTCTTGCCTTCCAAACGATCCTTACAATCCGTGTACAGCCGCATCACCCGCGGGTCCTCACGCAAATCTTGAGAAAGATTCATGTAATCATTCCGCAACACCTCAAGATCAGTGATGCCCATCACGCGTGCGATAAACTCCTCCGACAAATCAGCCGGCTTATCGGGCTTGCTATCAACCTCCGAATGATCCACACCATCAACCGTGATGTGAGAATAATCACGGTCAACCTCCGCAGTAGGAATGTACAACACCTGCGTTAAGGCTGTGCGCAACGCAACACTAATCGCTTTCGACGTGGCCTTATCGCTAGTGTCGAACGCCTCCGCAGGCACAGTCACCGACAATCCGTCGCCTGATTCACCATCAATAAACGTGTACTCCACCAACAAGCGCACACGGATTTGACCGGCGCCCTTCGATGTGGTAGCAACCTCATATTGCCAATCGAGAACCTTCACCTTGATGACGATACCAAGCCGCGAAAACACCGGGTGAACAGCATTGATAACATGCTCGATGCCACGGAAATTGTACCGCTGGTGTTGGTTCTGCCCCCACTTGCCCACGGCCCCAATCTCTTTCGACGCCAACGCAAGCTTATGGGCAATGCCCTTCACCCCACCATTGGGGGTATCCTGCACCCCATCAGGGCTTTCTGTTACTTCAGTCACAATCATTACCTTTCCTTACATGAAATGCGCCACAGCATACACCAGGGCAACAATAGCCGCAACAACAATAACCAGCTTCACGATCACCGCAAACACCATCAAACCAACCCAAAGGCGCTGTTGACGCTTCATTTCCGCGTCGAACTCTTCAAACGAATGATCCAGTTTCATGTGTTTTTCCTCACATTTTAGGGACAGGGGATAGCCAACACCATCATATGGTATCGACTTCACCCACCCCCACAAACAGTGGGGCAGGGCTTCATCTTAGCTCACCGGCACATCCTCACATTTCGGCTGGAGCAGGGGGTCATTTTCGGCAAGAAACTTCTCACACTTAGCATCAAACTCCGCCAACACCTCACGCCAACCAGGCAGGATAATATCAAGCATCGCATCGGAATCAGGATCACCGGAACACGATTCAATACCAGCCCACTGGTGATCCGCACCATGACCGATATCAAGAAACAGGAACGACTCGTCATCGTCGTGCTCGCGGTGCATATTGAAATAGTACACGCAATGCCCGCCCCCAGCCCGGGGCAGCATCACATACTGTGAGAAAAACCAACTATCATCCTCACGGCGGTAGAACCGCATCGGCTCGAACCGCACCGGATCCTTGCGTAGGTCATGCACCCGTGCACCAACCCAAGCCTGGGGTAGCAGCTCCTCGATTGCCTTCTTGTCCTCGATGGTGGTGGGGTCAAGAATCCACTCATCATTTTCAATGTCAAGCACCCGATCATAAAACCAGCCATAAGCAATATACCAACCCGGCTTATGCGGATAGTATTCTTCCAACAACCGGTCAACCCGGTTCATCTTCTCAAACGTTGCCATGGCCTTTATTATACTCCTTCACTTGCTTGTTTGCAAATCAGTCTTTACGCCACAACCACACGGAACCATCATACATGGTGGCGAATTTCTCATCCGGGTGCTGTTTATCCATATACAAAAGCGTTGCAATCTCCTGATCCGCGTTCTTGCCGATGCGGATTTTTGCTGTCAAAACTTTCTCAACATCCTGCTTGAACATGGTCATTGCGCGGTGGCGCCATGGGGCGATAGCATCCAGCTGACTGCCACCCTCTTCGGTGCCGTCACTGATCCCCAAGCCAGTCCACGCGGTATCAGGCACGCCCTCATCCTCATGAGAATAGCCGCCATGAAAAGTGGTAATGAACTTCCCCTCACCGATCACATCACCAACAAGCAGGTAGTGGAACGCGATATGCGGGTGGTCATTGTGTGGAACATCCGGGTCCGGGTTGATGAAACTGATTCGGCGAACCAATGATTTTTCACCATAGAACGAAACAGCATCATCGCCACGGGATAGGAACATCTGGCCAGGCTGCACTTTCGTGTACCCACCCCCATTATTGGGGTAGCGGATATCCGACTGCTTCAAAACCTCGATAACCTCATCTTGGTCATCACCCCAGTAGTATAGCCGCCATTTCTCCGCATCATCATCAACCAGGCGATGGTAAGCGTAGTCATCATTGAAAAGTTCCTTCGGGGTTTCGGGGCAGTGCTTCTTGCGCAGCTGCTCAATCACCCAATACTTTTCATCAAGGAAAGCATCATAGTGATCTTCCTCACCCTCGTAAACACCAAGGTAAGTGCCTGTCATTTGGTTTCCCCTTTCAAATAGTTTTGCAGGCTTGCCTTATGGAACTCGTAGGCGATTTTATACAAGCGTGTGGCGATACGGCTGCCCTCCGGGTCATCAATTTTTTCACCTTCACGGAACATGTACATGGTGTGGTTGTGACATTCTTCAGCCTTGGCCAAGAGCTCTTCCATCGCCATACCGGTTTTTGCACCATCCTGAATCACATCCAGGGTGGCCAGGCCCTCATTCACCCCCAGCAGATACGCGTAATCCTCGGCAAACTTGCGGAAACAATCTTCAGTGAACTGTGTGAAACCATCAACCTTATAGGCAATCTTTTCACGCCCCGTATCATCCTTGCGTTTTAGTAGCCTGCTGAAAAATTCTGCCAAACGGCCTTCCTGTGCCGCGGTCATCGCAGCGCCCCAATTGATATTAACCATGCCCCTATTATAACAATCCCCGGCCTAGACCGCAAGTCTAAACCGGGAAACTGTTGGTGATACTGGTCACATGTTAGCATTCGTAGGCGATAGCATCAAACAAAACACCCTCAGCATGCTCTAGCCTACGCACTAAATCATCATCCGAAAGCAGGGGGATTACCGCATTAGCATAGGGCACGATTACCCCATGCGCAAAAGTGAACACATCAAAATCATCAAAATTATTGAAAACAGCCATCGCGTTTTCGATGAGCATTTCCGCAATCTTCACAGGGTCCGACTCCCCTAGCCATGGGGGTACCGCGGCGCCTGCTAGGAACTGGAGCTTTTCTTCCGAAACCCCCACATCCTGCCCCGCATCTTTGAGCAGCGACAACTGTAACAGCAGGGGGGTGGCCACAACCCAATCCGGCACCCCCGCTTTCGGGAAACCATCAACCTGTTTTTTCAGGTATTCCTTAAACTCTTCAATATTCATGTTCATAGCGATCCTTTCAAAACCTCATCCACAGTTTCCAACACAAGCATCAAATTAGCGGCAAACTGCACCTTAGAAAAGCCATCAGGCATCAGGCGGAAAATCACTTCCGACTCGGGAATCAGCACACTGCGCATGTGACTAATTTCCCTCGGGCTCATCGAACCACCCGCAACCACACCAATATTAGCGGTCATGATTTGCGCAGCCCCAACAGGGGTTTTAGCCGCATGCCACGGGGGTGTGACAGCCGCCACCAAAACCGCGTAGTCGCTTGCGCTCATGCCCTCAATCGGGTAGCCATAGCGGACCAGAGAATCCACCTCATGCAACAAAACCTGCGCCTCCACCCACTCCGGTATTCCACCGCGGGGAAAATTCTTCACCCGCTCAAGTATGCCAGCCTGGTATTCTTGCAATGTTTCCATTAGTTAAATCCTCCTAAGATTTTTTGCATTCGTTCAAGATTTTGTTTCCCAATCTCCGCAACCTCCGCCTGGGTGTACCCGTCATATGGGATTATTTGCCCGGGGCGTAGCGTGTAGCATTGGTGCAGAAACTCGTTAAGCGTGTTCTTAGCTTCCGGCCAGACGGCTAGAAGATCGTCACCCGCAGGCTTGCCGTAGGAAATGCGCCACCGGAAAACCAGCCGGTAGACACGCCCCCTGACTTCCTGGTGAACCCGCATGACAACTTCCATCTCCTGCTCATCGAATGGTACCATCACATCAAACTCTACCGATGCCAGCAGCGTGACCTGACCCCTGATACCGCCCTGAATGGGCCAGGTATCCATCCCGTGCACCCCTAAATCGCTCATCGGATCATCCGGGTTATTGACGCCGCCGTATCTCAGGACGCCGCCCCCACCAATATTTTTCTTCAGGAAATTATGCATTGTGCGGGGGATTCGCCCCATCACTTTAATGCTACCAGGCACGATCACGAAACTCCTCCTCCAAACGTTCACGCGCATGCCGCGAAATGATATCATCAATCAAGCATAATCCCTCGGGACTTTCCGCAAAAACAACTTTGGCTGAACTGTCCTCGTGGTAAATATCAATGAAAGTGACGTAATTATCATCTTCGCCTTCGCAGCCGATGGATACCTCATACTCGCCAAACCGCTTTTTATACGTCAATCCGTACCAAAACCCATCATCAGAAGAAAGCGGCTCGGTGTAGCTGTTCTGCTCCCATGTGCCATCCCAAAGGTCTATCCGTGAAGCCATAGCAAGAAGAATGTCCTTGACCTCTTTGATGCTTCGGGGATTAATCATTTACACTCCTCCATGTGTGCTATAAACTCTTTCTCCAGCCGGCTTCGCTTCCCATGTAGAATCCTATCGACAATAAAATCATCCTCCTTCGAGTTCACCTGCGCTAAATGATATTTGTTATCCAGGTCACGAATATCAATGAATGTGAAAAAATCATCAGGGCGACCAACGCAGCCAACAAGAATCAGGCGGGGACCAGCATAGCACCTGTAGTACATGACATGCCTGGTGGGGGCGATGGGGGTTTGCAAGCATTCAAAGCACTTCTTCCAACCGCCAGCCCACGGATCCAAACCCATATCCCACAAGCTCAAACGGGCAAAACACGCCCGTTTGGCCAGGCCTTCATCAACTTTCTTCATGCCTTACCTCTGCCACGAACCGACTAGCGGTATCAATAAATTCTTGCCCCAAACGCCTGCGGCCACGCCCTGAAATGACAGCATTAATACCATGCCCATCATCGGGGGTTTCCAGCCACGCGCGCCTAGAACCACCTTTGCGCTGAACATCAATGAAAGTAACAAAATCGTTTAGTTCACCCGAGCAACCAACATACACCACATAATCGCCAAACTGTTTCTTGTACACCAGGTCATGCCAGTAGTCCAAATTGAAAAATGTTTCTCGATGATCCTCCTTACGCTCCCATGTGCCATCCCAAAGATCTACCAGCTGGTCACGAAGAAGGTCTTTCACCTCTTTAATGATTTGCATTATTGTATCCTCCATGGTTTTTATTATACCAGTTCGGGGCCAGTAAAACCAGCCCCGGGAATGTGTTCTTAATCACTCTGTGACAATCGTCACAAACTCTTGCAAATACTGGGCCGCCATAGGCTGATCCAGCAACCACAGGTAAGTTTGGGCAATGAAACCATACAAGGCGGGTTCACAATCAGGCCAGTACTTACGCAAACCCTGGGGCTCCAACACATCCTCAATGGTGGTTTTCCACTCGATGCGCACCTCGTCATAAAGGTGTCGGATATCGAGCCGCGCGGTCAAGGTGTGCATCCAGCAGGGTTTAGTGGCGTCGCCCTCGAAAAGCACATCAAAATCGTAGGCCCCATATTCATCCCAGCATTCAACCCCCATGGTGGCGCGCCGGGTGCATGGGTCGATGCCCTGGTGGAAGCTTGTTGATGCGTAGCCGTATTCCGGCATGTCGATTAGCCCGAAAATGTTTTTGACAAGCGTTTCCATTGTTGGGGGCACATGGTCGAGTACTTTCATGGCTAAAACTCTCCTTCCTCATCATAGCAGTGGTCTTCCAGCCATTCCATGGCAGCATCCTCAAACATGCTCTTGATTAACCATAGTTTGCCACCCAAAATTTTGTCGATCTGCTCACGCTCATCCCATTTTTCCAACTCCAGAATTTCGCCGCTGGGAAGATGCTCAATGGTCAGGCCAAGATCGTATTCATCGAGGATTCCGGTTGCCCAGATGAGAATTTCGTAATCCCCGACCGTGCGCGTCCAGGATAGGCGTATCCCTTCCTCGATGTCAGTTTCCACTGGCGCGGTTTCCCAGCCGTCCATAGTGAGGTTGACG